CCGCCGTTAACCTTCTCTGTGTAGATCTTGTGTGTTGTCATTGTTCTCCCTTTATGAACGCCCTTCGTTCATGGGATAACCATCTCACGCCCTAAGGGGGAAAATCTAGATATTCAGATAACGAAATGGTAACAATTCTGCGTCGTCTATGTGATCGTCAATATCCCGATCCAGATCGTTATCTAGGTCGTCCATAGCGCTTGCCTGATACTACGAAAGTTCCGTCCTTTTCCAGATAGATCAGATCGACTTGCACGTTCTTACCATCGACGTACATGATGGCAAAGCCTGATTGCCAATTAGCCGAGCCCTTGGTATATAAGGCCTTTGAGAAGTCCATCAAGTTCCCAACCTCGACACCATGCAGAACACGCCCTATACGGCCTCCAGAGGCCTCTGAGAAGGACGATCTGCCCATCCTGTGAGTATGTCCTGAGATAACGCTTTTCCCGTGCCTACGAGCCGCCTCAAGGGCTGAGAGCCCTCCCTGTGACTTGATAGGGGTATGATCGCCATGAACTGCAATCCAGTTAGGCGCGATATTGTATGGCTTCTTATGGAAGGTAATTCCTAGCTCATCAAATCTCATGAACTTCTCGAACCTAAGTTCGGGCAAGGATAGGAATGAGGGAATCTTCCTCATGATCTGGTTATACAACCGATCAGTATGATTAGAACGCAGGACTTGGCTCACCTGTAGGTCGTAAAGAACCTGAACAGCTTCATCGCGATCGTCTCCAAGCGTCTGCTCATAGGCTTCGGGTGTGCCTTCTGACCATTTCGAGATGGTATTGAAGTCAATCTCATCTCCGATCGTGACTACTTCGTGCGGCTTAAACTTACTGATAAAACTGGCTAGATTCTTAACTGCGTGTCTATCGTGGAACGGAACCTGTAGGTCGCTCACTATGACTATGCGCTTCATTAGTCCTCTTCGTCGTCCTCATAGGGTAGGCGATCCACTCGGTCGGGGATCGATGGCAAGATCCAGTCAGGGTAAGCCTCTCGATCAGAGATAATCGCTAGACAGATATCAATGGCAAAGCCAGCCCGGCGCAATGCGCGATACATCTCATGCAGGCTAATAGCCCACGCGTCTAACTGTGAATAAGTATCGAGATCGATAACCTTCTTCTTTGCCATGGAATTAGTGTGACTTACCTAATAATTCGATGATGGTATCGACACGCGCTTCTAGTCGATTAACTTGATCCTTCATCGATGAACCACCATTGGGCTTGAGCTCGGCTAAGTAATACTTAATCAAGAACTGTAGATAAGCAGCTACTCCGCCAAGGACTGTAACTATTCCTACGGCGATTGCCGCAATATCTACCGCGTCCATTACTTTTTAGGGCTCGCGTATCCGAATACCCCTGCGACTACTGCGCCTAGGATCGAACGATAGTTGAGATCAAAGTTAGAAGTAGTTCCCCATACTGCTAGGAATGCTCCGACTGCGATTATTGCTGGATGTTTCATGTTCATGCTGTGCCTCCTAGTAACGGGATATTAAAGAAAGAGCCGTCTTGATCGCCTTGTTTAGTGAAAGAGATATGGCAATGCGCGTTATGTGGATTACTTCCAGAATACTTGCGCCAGCGCCAGCCCATGCGAGACGATGCAATTCGTCCTGCGAAGATAATGTAGGAGATTCGCTTCTCGCCACGCTTGGCCGCGAGTCGAAGCTGATCTGCAATATCGGGCATGAGGTCGGGCTTGCCTGACTTATGAACATCTCGATCGACATCGATGGCGCGAACCACCCCTGTCGCTGGATCAGGGTTATGATCACTAGGACGCGCTGAATGACGGAGATCGCCGATCCAGCCATCGGAACGCCTATCACGATCTGAGAAGGTGTCATCGAATTGCTCTCTAAGCTGTTGTCCAGCCTTGCATAATACGGGTTTCATCCGATAAGAAGTTTTGCTTCGTCTTCGGTAATTCCTAAGCGCTCAAGTAGTGCAGCCTTAGCAGATTCTTTTGCAGCGTGTTCTGCAATTTTTGCCTCAATTTCTGCGCGCTCTGCAAGGTGATTTGAGTATTCCTCATCAGTCATCTCTCGATCGACAATCTCATTGGTTTGGCTATTATGTATGCGTACCATTGGCTTTTCCATTATTTAACTCCATATATCTTGACGGTTCCAGCAGACCAACTACCAGCGCCTACTGAAAAAGCAAGGCTAGTAATTGCAGATGTACCATTGTGACCCGTGACGCCCATTCCGCTGCCGAAAGATGGATTGTCTGCTGTTATTGCGTAAGCAGTCGTTATCGTATGAAAAGTAGCATTCGTATAATTAAAAATAGTGCCAGTAATTTGATTGGCTTGGGTTACGTTATCAATTCCACTACCAGTTATTGCCCTTTGATCGTAATTGAGTTGGGCTGTACTAGAAAAAATTCTAATTAAACCTGATTGATAATTTGCTTGGGTTGTATCCCCATTGATGGCGATAGAAAGTTGTGAGTCCGAAGAACCTCTTGCGTTTTCTAATAGAAAATAAAGGTGAATATAAGTCTGATCGATCAAGCTTACTGTTGTGCTTGATCCACTGAGGTTAGTTGTAGAAAGTAAAGTCAATCCACCGCCACCTGCCGCCGCCCACTTTAAGCCTGTTGCCTCTGCTGAATCAGCAGTCAAAACTTGACCATTTGTTCCAACCCCTAGGCGAGCATCTGCCGTTGAATAAGTGTAAAGGTCACCCTTGGTAGTTAAAGGTGAGGCGGATCCGCCTATTGTTACCCACGCTGAACCTGAATAGTACTGGGTCGCGTTAGTGTCCTTGAGGTAGGAGATCATGCCCTCTTGAGGAGAGGCGATAGCAGAAGTACGAGCTGCGGCGCTGGCAAAGACCATAACCACCTGAGAGGCTAAATAGCCGTTCGCATCGGCAGCCGTGAGAACGTCACCTGTTGTAAATTCTTTGTAGCCTAGACCTGCTGCCATTGTTTTTCTCCTAGTATCCTAATATGGACGTGCCTATTATACCCGACGTCGCTGATCCTATGATGAATCCCTCGACGATGGGCTCAAGTGTTGTAACTGTACACTTCATGCTGTTTGGGGTGATATCCCACGCTAGACCCTGTACCTGCAAAGTCTTTGTTAAGATCGATCCTGCTGGCTGGACGTTCTCAATCTCGACATTCTGAAAATAGTCTAGGCCAATGATTGTGTCAGTAGGCACGTTAGGATCAAGTAGATCAATCGTCATAGCATCTATTCGGATTGTTGTTTCTTGACGAGTGGCTACATAGATGTCTGCAATATCTTGAACCTGAGCGTCTGTCTGGGCGATCAAGTTCTCGACGTTCATGCCATGAGGGAAATACTTAGCGATTGAATCCGTATCGGATGCTGTAATTGTGCTTCCACCAATTCGCTTCATAGTGGCGCTGTTAATGATGAGCTTGTCATCAAAGGCGAAGCGAAGGTCTGAGTATGGGATCCCTGTAGTCTGATTGAACTGAATCGGTGCCGGGGCTAGAGATCCCACTACATCGGATCGATCCTTAAATTCTACTTCTCCATCTGCTCGGACATAGAACGCGCCTTGCTCGGTAAACTCTGCTACCTGTATTGCTGAAAGGCTTGTGCGAGCTGTTGCCGGATCGGCTTGAACTGTTGTAGAACCTGCATCGATAATTCGCATGCTAGAAGGGAAGTCCACCTGATCAAGGATCTTGTCGATGCGTGTGCCTGTAGTCTGGCCTGCTGTGGCGCTGGCTACTGTAGTGACGTTAGCCATAGCAAAGAGGCGAAAGGCATCCGCGCAAGATATATCGACATAACCTAATTCTTCGCCCTGAGGATAGGTATATTTATAATCTGTGACGTAGCCTGAAAATAGAAAGTTCTGTGTGGTTGCAGTAGTAGCCGCGACGCGGATCTTACGAAGTGGAGTCAGGAAGCCAAAGTATGGACTGGCTGGATTCTGAGGGTTGAAGTCGCCATTCTGATCGATAACTCGGACTGTGCAAGATCCAGCTTCGTAGGTATCGCGCATGATATTGCGACCCCGCCTAATAGTAATCTGGCGAGTTTGAGAGCTGAGGTCGATCGTAGGGGTTGCTACGGGGGAATCTCCGAACTGGCTAGTACCAATGACGCCATTAAGAACATCGCCGATGACAAATCCGTAGCCGAAGGTCGCCCCTTGGCTATAGTCAAAAGTTACCGAGATCGTTGCCGGAAGCGTCATTATGTAAATCTCGCTGTGTTCGCGCCTCGACCGCCGACAGAAGTAAATGATCCTGAAAGATTGTTATTAGTCTGTACTTCGGACACGGCGTTAGTTACTACTCCGCTATCGAGTGTGACAATGACGTTTACTACTGGCTCAGGGTTGACGCCAGATACTACGCCAGCAGGTAGGCCTCCCTGTTGCCCAAAGGTCTGTGGCATTGCATACGCAGGTGGTACAAAATTCGGTACGATTGATCCGAGAAGATTGCCACCGAAATCTAGGGTAGGTACTTTCCAATTACGATAAGGGTTCGGCGCTTCTGGGGTAGCTAACAGAGCTGCGTTAAGAGCCTGCTGGCGCTTGGTTGCGGCTTCAAGTTCTGCAGATAGTTTATTAGCTTGCGCTTCATTCTTATCTAGCAAGGCTAATTGAAGATTAAGCGATAGGCGATCGGTCTCGCTGATCTTGCCACGAAGGGCAGCCGTGACGCTGATACGATCGAGATCGATAGTCTTAGCGGCCTTAGTAAGAGCGTTAGCCTTTTTTTGTGTGTCTAAGGTTTTCTTCTGTAGGTTAGCAATCTCTTTAGCGCGCTTGGCGGCTTCCTTCTCTGCCTTCTCGCGAGCCGCCTGATTAGGATCTACATAACTACCACCAAGTGCAGAGCTAGGATATCCGCCCATTCCTGGGGTCGTGAAGCTCTCGAATGATCCAGCGCCCTTTGTAGAAAGTAATCCGAATGCGCCGCCAAATATCTTAACAAAGTTACTGCCCGTGATTCTGTCCAGTACTCCAACGAGTCCCATGCCTGCCTGCATAGACTTATCGAGATTACTGACTAGGACTGCTACGTTACGGAAGGCTGTAGCCGTACCTTCTGCGAAGCTGTTCATTGCTTCTGTAAGTTCTGTGATGCTTCCCGTATCGGTGGCTAAAATCGAGAAGGCATCTACGAGACCCTTACCGATAGTCTCCTGCGCTTCTCCTGCCGCGGTCTGGATAAGAGTTAACTTACCTGCATAAGTATCAAGATAGGCCGCGTTAGCACCTGTAAAAGTTTTGTTCAGTTTCTCCTGAACTTCGGCGAAAGAAGCGGTCTTAAGTTCTGCCTGAGTAAGTCCTAGTGAGTACTTACGAAGCCCACGAGTCTGACCGACATAAGCCATAGAAAGATCGTTGACTACTGTCTCATAATCTACGCCAGAGCCTCTACTTACTTCGAGGGCAAGGTTTAATAGTTCCGTGGACTTAGCTAGGGATCCCGTGGTCTGCAATAGTCTCTGCATGGCCGGACGAAGTTGATTATCTGTAATACCTGAGGCGCGAGATAACTGATCAATAAAGGTTTCAATATTTTGAGTCTCAAAGGCTAGTCCTAGATTCTTTACGGACTGCGCTAGACGGCTCGCAGCGGCTTCATCTTCTACGAATGCCTTTACTGCTGCCTTGCTGAACTGAGTGATCTTCTGGATGCTAAACGCAGCTAGGAGTGCCTTGCCTAGTTTTTTGACACTATCGTCTAGTTTACCTGTTGATCTTTCGGCATCATCGAAGGCTTTCTTGCCCTTGAACTCACCGATAATCGGGATGCGTAACTCAGCCATTAACTTACTCTCCCATTAAACTTAGCGGCGGCCTTTTCAAGCGCCTTGATAACTCCAACCTTGGCTCTGCCTTCATCTTCTTTATATGCCTTAAACATTGCGCGTCCTGCCATCTTGCCCGATCCTGCTAATTGACCAGGCAGACGTGGAGTGAACCTTCCACCCATTCCAGACTTACGGCCAGCGGTCTCATAGATAGCACCGCCAGCGGTCTTATTGTGGATCGATACAGTCTGCACCCAACCTTGACGATTAGGCTTTGTCGGTGTCAGTTTATAGCCGACGCCTCGACGAGCTGTGCCTGCATCATACTTAGGGAAGCCACCGCCTGCACTATTGCCAACGAAGCCCGAAGGCATGTCACCATTAGAGGGCATGAAGCCACGAGCCTTCTTGACCAATGGCTTTAGGAATCCGACCATCTCATCGCGTGTTTCTTTATCGAGATCAGGTGAAAACTTCTTCATTGCTTTGCGGAGTTCGCTAGCGCCTTTTAGCTCTGTAGGCATTCTTTTGCTCCTCCGCTCTGTCTTTTAATGCTGTCAGAATCATCTGCAACATCGATGGATCTAAATCGATTAAAGATTGTGGAGGGATAGCCGTCTCAATGCTCAAGCGAGCGATGAGATAGTGGATGCTATCCCTGCCTAGGCCAAAGGGTCTGACTCTGCGACCTCAACGCTTTTAAGGCTGTCGAGGAAGTCGTTTCCGAATGGCTTGACTGTGACTCCACTTAGTCGAAGGCCTTCCCATGCTAACCAATAGACATCTGACTGCTTTTCATCATCGCGGAACGCTTTGTGAAATCCCTTTTTAGCATATAGCTCGAACGCGTATTCGAGGCGAGGGGTAATCTCGATCTCGGTTACTGTGTTATCCGCTAGTGTGACTATTAACTTTGCCATGCTGTGCCCCTTTGTTTAGTGTTTTAGAATGTGCCTGTTGTGGCGACTACTGTAGTGCCTGATACGTTAAATGTCAGACTCTGCATTCCGATGTCGCCTACTGCGCCATTGATGTCTGTAGTGCCGTTGATAAGGCAGGTCATCGTGTAGAGAGGGTTAGTCGCAGATACTGCGGTTCCCTTTTCCTGTAGTAGAACTACTGTGACGTTAGTTCCCCATGCGGCTTGCAATGTTGCTAGAACGTTTGCTGTAGCTGTGTCATTAAGGAAGTCGATTGTGACTGAAGAAGCCTCAAGGCCTTTGACGAACTTGTGTCCGCCATCGCCCATCGCTGTTACTTCGAGTTCATCGAAAGTACGGTTAAGTGTTACAGATGTAACGTGGTCTGAAAGATCGACTGTGTTAATCTTCACGCCGACCTTGTTATTTAGAAATACAGCCATGAGATTATTCCTCGTCTTTCTTTGTAGGTGCTGGCTTAGGTGTTGATGGTGCTACCTGCCCGATCTTGATCAGGAAGGCTTCTTGCTCTTTTTCCCACTCGGACATTTTAGCTCCAACTCGTTAGGACTGAGATATTGATATTACAGGTTAGTAGATCACCAGAGACGGCACTCAGAACGGCCGGAGCCGATACCTCTGTGACGTTGTAGGTGTATGAAGATGCAGCGAGCAAGTTAAATACTCGAACGATGTTATCTTCAATTCCGTTTAAGTTACCTTCATTGTCAAGCAATGGAACCATGACGGAAATAGTAAAGTTCGCCATTGGCGAGATAGTGGCATGCCATCCGTTAGACGGCGAAATATAAGGATCTGCTGGAGCGACGATAACGCTGTTAGCGATAGGCGTAGCAGGTGGAAATGAAAAGACCGACCACTTAGTGTTATCGACTAGAGCTGCGGCGATACCTGCGCGTAGTGTTGATATGGCGGCCATTAGCCCACCATCGATCTCGGATCGAGATAAGGCGCAAGCAATCCACGAACGCGTGCTAGGAGTGTATTGCCCATTCTATAAGGTGAAGGCTGATAGCCATCGATGGTCACGCCGCCGCTCGATGGGGCTTGGCGAGACTGCCAGATGTCAATTGAGATCATAAGCGCAGCTTCTTGAATTGCCGGAACTGTTGATGGATCTAGTGTTTCTGTTGCCGCTACTGTGCCGTAAGGATTTACTGGATGGTACGGAAAGACTGTTCCATGACTTATCGTATAGCTGATTGTCTTATCGCTGACTGCTGTAATTGTCTTTGAGCCGTTGAGGTGAGCCCCGTTATTTGATACCACTACAGTCTGACCTACGTAAAATACATCTTCTATATTCTGGTCAAAATAAAGAGTGGCAGATGTAGTTGTCGATTCGCTTGCTATGTTAAAAGATTTATTATTCCAGATAAAAGGAAGCAGGACGTTATCTGCGGCATCGCAGACTTGCTGCAAGACTGCATCAGTATAGAGAGTGCCAACGCCGAGGGCGGTGCGAAGCTCTGCAACTGTTGTGAGTGCCATGCTGATCCTTTCTAAAGACTGGCGGCGGAGAAGGGCACTCCGCCGCCAGCGACTTAGGGTATTGCTATTATGTAAGGTTGAACTTACGAACGCCCTTACCTGACTTAGCAAGGTAGATTGCAAGATATCCGTAGAGATTGATCTCAATCTCGCCAGATGTTAGAACGTTAACACGGAGTTGTGTTGTTGGTGACTCCCATGTGTAAACAGATGCAGGTGCTACGAGGTAAGCGGAGTTGTCCACAATTCCTGATGTTGGAATGTTGTGATCTACGATGAGGTCTGTACCAAGAACTCCACCAACGACTGAAGTCGCTACTGCGTTTCCTGATGCATTCTGTGTTGCACCCTGAGCAGAATATAGAGCGCGTCCAGTTGTATCCGCGTAGCCGGCAATTGCCGCCCACTGATCAGTAGAGGCTACGAGCTTGTTAGCGAAATCTCCGCCTGTTCCCTTGTATGCGGCTGCGCCTTCTACAGAAACGAATGACTGGAGTCCTGCTGCTGTTGCTGCTGTTGTTGCTGCTGTTGTACCTGATGTTGTAAAGGCTGAGAGTAGAGCGGTATCTGTAGCCTTCTCGTATGCCTTGCGAAGTTCTGCCATCATAAGTTCCATGAATGCAGGAGATGACCTGTCCACCAACTCAAAACTTACACGCTGGAGGCCTGAGAACTTTTCGATATTGATCGTGTCATAGGCTGAGGTCATGCCTGTCTCAGATGGTGCTGCACCTTCGTTTGTGTCTGCAACGGTTGGTGCTACGTCTGCTGAAGATGCATTGGTGTAGAGACGTGGGACTGTGAATGACATTCCATCGATGCCTGCAAGTGAGCCGCGTGTAGCTGCCTCAAATGCTGGACGTCCTGTGAATGTATCGGTAATGAATGTGTTCAAGTGTGACGGCAAAGTCAGACCTGTGTTAGTTGATGTTGAGTCATCTGCTGCGCGAACTGTGCGACGAGCTTCGTCATCGCCTAGGGCTGCCTTCATTGATGCTTCGAGATATTGTGCTGATGAAATTGGAGCAATACGCTCGCGTACTGTTAATCCTGCTGCAACTGTTGGGCGAGCGGCTTCGACTGCTGCTGCTTCAACTGCTGGAGCTTCTGCCTGAGTGGTTTCTTCCACGATGGGCTCGCTTTCTGGTTGGGTTGGTGTTTCCTCGGCAGGGGTTTCCTCTGCCGCGATCTCCAATACCTGAGCAGACTTGAATGCTGGCTCAGTTACTAGAGAAACTTCTTTGAGTTTTGCTGCTGTCACTACGATGTGGCCATCGCGTGAAGGCTTTGATGCGATTACTTCTGCTCCTACTGAAAGGCCAGAAACCAAGCCTTCTTGAGCTTG